TGAAGTCGCGGCAATCCGAAAACAGGTAGTTCAGAAAGTCCTTCCCGACATCAAGGTAGATGAGAAGTCCGACCTCTACATTGACGGCGTCTTCGATACCCTGTATCAGAAGGACAAGGACGGTGCCGGGGATGGTCTCAGGACCGCCTTGGGCACAACGATCGTGACCGACGGATCAGCTATCAGCGCGAACGATGCCCGGAAGAAATCAATGGAACGCTCGATGAACCTTTGGAAGGGCGATAAAGCTAAAGCCGCGTAACTGATTGAACAGGAGGATACCATGTCCCAAACAGCATACGATCTTGAGCAACCCGTAGCGGTTAACGGTCTTCTGGCCGACGCTTCCGGGATGCCGAAAACAGTGAATACCTACAACAACCCGGTGGACGAGATTCCCTTCGGCCGCGCGGTGGCGAAAGTCACTGGCGACGACAATGGGGTCGAGCTTCCAGATTCCGGTGCTGCCGTCCTTCTCGGAGTGGCGGTCAGGGACATCTCGGTCGAGGAAGGTGACGCGACGGCTGAAAATGCCTTCGCCGCAGACTCGGCGGTTGGGGTCCTCCGACGTGGACAGATTTGGGTTCAGGTCGAGGAGGCAGTGACCCCTGACGACGCTGTTTTCGTCCGTCACACGGCGAACGGTCCGCTGACGAAGCTGGGCATCTTCCGCACGGACGCGGACGGTGGCAACGCGATAGCGTTGACGACCGCCAAGTTTTTGACGAGCGCGGCGACCGACGGGCTGGCAGTTCTCGACGTGAATCTGCCATAACAGAGGATTTTAGATAAAGGAGCGACCATGCCAAACACATTGCACCTCGACGCTAACGAGTTGATCTTCTTCGCAAGACAACTTGAGTTCATCAAGGCGAGAACCTACGACGTTGTTTATCCCGAACTCAAGGCCCGGCCATTGATCCCCGTCTCTTTCGAGGCCGGGAACGGAGCGACATCCATCACTTATCGTCAATACGATCAGGTCGGCATGGCGAAGATCATCGCCAACTATGCCCGCGACTTGCCGAGGGCGAGCGTGAAGGGCAAGGAGTTCACCTCGATTGTGAAGTCGCTTGGTTCCTCTTATGGATATTCAGTGCAGGATATCCGGTCCGCCGCGAAAGCGGGAGTAAACCTAGCACAGCGCGAGGCCAATGCCGCGAAGCGCGCGATCATGCAGAAGGAGACGGATATTGCCTTCTTCGGCGACGCGGAGTACAACCTGCCTGGATTTTTCTCGAACGCGAACATTCCCTCGGCGGCTGTTCCTGCCGACGGAGTTGGCGCATCGACGCTATGGTCTGCCAAGACCCCGGATCAGATCATCCGCGACGTGAACGAACTCATCAACGACATCATCACCGTGACCAAGGGGGCCGAGGCACCGAACACCGTCCTTCTCCCCATCTCGCGGTACACCCTCATCAACACGACTCCCCGGAGCGAGCACACGGATACGACCATCTTGCAGTTCTTGAAGATGGCGCATCCGGCGATCACGATGTGGGATTGGCTCAACGAGCTTGAGACGGCAGGTCCCGGTAGCGAGGCCATGATGACTGCGTACAACCGTTCCCCTGATAAGCTGACCCTTGAGATTCCTTCCGACTTCGAGCAGTTCCCGGAGCAGGCAGTCGGGTTGGAGTTCGAGGTTCCTGTCCACGAGCGAATCGGCGGGACCATCGTCTACTACCCATTGTCGGCGAACTTCGCCTTCGGGATTTAATCTATGGCGGGACTGATCGTCCGATATACGAGACCCAACCTGTTCCGCATCGGGCCGAAGCGGTTCTTCCCCGGCATCAACGAGTTGAGCGCGGAGGAGTGGGATGCCATCAAAGGCCATCCCCTACTCTCCAACCAGTTCAAGAACGGAAGTCTCGAATGGATGCACGGGCACGGCCCTGACGACCAGAAGACTTCCGGCAACGGAAATGGCAAGACGGTCGAAAGCAAGCCAAGTGACGAGCCGAAAGGCGACGAAGAAGCTCACACGTTGCGCGGACTGACAGTCAGGGAAGCGCGTGAAATGCTTGAGGATACCCTAGACCTCAATTTGTTGGAAAAATGGAAAGCTGTCGAAACAAGAAAGGTGCTCGTCTCGGTCATCGAGAAGCAGATCAAGAAGCTGACCGAGCCGGAACCCAAGAAGAGTTGAGGCAGAGAAAGATGGGATCATGGCAATCGACTCGACCGACGTCATCAATGTTGCCCCGGAACTCTCCTCCGTCGCAGTATCCCGCATAGACGACTTCATCGCCTTCGCAGAACCGTACATCAATTTTGACCTGTGGGCCGAGAAAGCAGACTTCGCCCACGCCCTCTATACCGCCCACCTTCTGACACTCTCCAACAAAGGGGGAGCGACCAACGTGACCAGCGAGAAGGTCGGGGACCTCTCCCGCACCTATGCCGATCCTACGGCGGAGCAGGGGCTTGAATCGACCGCATACGGGACGATGTTCGTGGCGGCTAGGCGGAGCTTGTTGATTTCTCCGATCGTGATAAGATGAGCTATGGGAAACGTCCAAGACATCGACCACGGATGGAAGCGGATCGTCCGGGAAGTCGGCAAGATGCAAGGCTCGCACGTCAAGGTTGGGGTGCTTTCCGACGCCGGGACCTATCCGACTGACGAGGGAGGGGCGAATTACGCTGACGTGGCGACCTTCAACGAGTTCGGGACTTCCACCATACCTGCCCGCCCTTTCATGGCGCAGTCGTTCGACAAGAATATCCGAGAAATCAACGAGTTCATCATCGACCGCCAAAACGCGATCTACGACTTGAAGGAATTCACCGAGAAGGCCCTCGACAAGCTGGGCGTCTTCTTCGTCGCCAAGGTCAAGGATGTCTTCACTTCAGGCGACTTCGCCCGGAACGCCCCCGCGACTATCTCGGCCAAGAGATCGTCTAGGCCCTTGATCGACACGGGAAGATTGAGAGCATCAATTAACCATAAGGTAGTGATGGGATGAGCGCATCTTCTCTCATCGCAGTCTACGGCAAGACCGTCTCGGTGACCCGCGTCTGGTCAGGCGGCTACGTCAACGGGAGCTACGTCGCGGGCGCACCCACGGTGTTGACTCCGGTGATGAGTATTCAACCGATGGGAGGCAAGGAACTCCTGAATCTCCCGGAGGCCCAGCGGACGCGCAGGTTTGTCCGTGGCTATACGGCGATTGAACTCTTCACGGCGGAGCAGGCCCCCTCCAAGAAGGCCGACCTCGTCGTTTCTGATGGAGTGACCTACGAGGTCCAGAAGGTCGAGCACTGGCAGAGCGAAGGCAATACCATCGAGCCGTTCTGGAAGGTCATCATGGCCGAGGTGAACCCATGAACGAGACCACCCTCAAATCCGCTTTGTTCACTTGGCTTACACGATCCTTGGGGTTACAGCACGTTTTCACTATAACCTTTGACATCGACTTCGTGACCGGGAACGTCATCAACGGCTCCTTCGACGCCGAGGCCATCGCGCCTGTCAGTTTCACGACTAACCACACCACGACTCTTCAAAAACTGGCCGAGGAGATTCAGAAGAGGGCCGAGATTTTCAAGGCGACCGTGACAGGGGCGAGGCAGATCACCTGCATCGGGGCCGAGAACGGGGACACGATCACCGTCGTTGGCCCGACCGTCACAGGAGGAGCGACGCAACCCGTGGCGACCGTGTCTACCGTCACTTCACCAATCCTCGTAACCGTCATTTTCGCGGACCAAAACTCACCACGTCCCCCTTATCCCTACGCGGTCGTCCGGCTCGACACGATGGTCAAGATCGGGTGGGACGAGGTAAGAGAGATCGACCCGGACACGAATATAGCCACCATCGGGGGCCAGCGACGCATGACTGTGTCGGTCAGCTATTTCGGCCCCAAGCCGCTCGAAGAGATCGCCAAGGCGTACAACGCGCTCGAAAAACAGACCGTTCATGACCAACTCGCCGCCTCCGGCATAGCGATCCTTGAGAAAAACGATGTGCAAAACCTCACAGGTATGCTAGAAACTATATTTGAGGAGCGGGCATCCTTTGACTTCTTCATCGGGTTCGCAGATAATGTGGAGGATGACCTCGGCATAATCGAGAGTGTTGAGTTGACGGGCCAGCTTTCTGGCGGCATCACCGGAGACATAATCGTGGGACCGACGGTCATCGGCGGTTAACGAGGAGGACACCATGAGTCAAGTACCCATTTCTACCATCGTCAACGTGCAGATCAGTCGCCAAACCCAAGGCGTGACGCAGGCTGGGTTCGCGGTACCGTTGATCCTGACGGACGAAACCCCGCTAGTTTCTTGGGGATCTGAGTTGATCAGAACCTATCTCAGCACTGACGAGGTCCTCGACGACTGGACTTCTTCGGACGACGCCTACAAAGCGGCGGCGGCGATCTTCTCGCAGACTCCGAAGGTCGAGGAAGTGAAGATCGGACTCGAAGGCGCGCGCGTCGCTCAGATCACGACCATCGTTTTCGACTCCCCCTTCGTGACCGGCAACACCATCGGCTCCTTCACCGTGAGTTTCGGCGGGAAGCTCGAAACGATCACGGCAACACCTTTCAACGTAGACAACGCGACTACCCTTTCCGATTTGGCGACTAAACTCGCGGCAACTTCCGCGCTTGCGATCGCCGTTTCCAACGGCACCGACACGATCACTTGCACCTCGGCGAAGGCCGGGGTCTCCTTCTCGATCAGCGATATTACCGTCACTGGCGGGGCCTCGCANCCCGTCGAGACGATCACGAACACGACCGTGAACGACGGACCCGCCGAGTCCTTGTCTGACATCTCCGAGCAGGACGACGACTGGTACGGACTGATTTGGGTCGAGAGGGACGAGGACCTCGTTCACGAGGCGGCGTCCTACATCGAGACCAAGAGGAAGATTTACGGGACCGCCTCTCAGGACGCCGACATCCTCGACGCGACAGACACCGACGACATAGGATCGACATTGAGCGGGGCGAACTTCAAGCGGACGTTCGTCATCTACAACGCGGACGCCGCAGACTTCGCGGACGCCGCGTGGATGGGCAAGCTATTTCCGTTCGATCCGGGCAACGAGACTTGGAAGTTCAAGACGCTGGCCGGGATCACCGCCGACAATTTGACCTCTTCACAGAGATCGGCGGCGCAGAACAAGAACGTCAACATCTACGTCACGGTTGGCGGGGTGGACATGACCGAGGAAGGCGTCATGGCTTTCGGCGAGTTCATCGACGTGATCCGTGGAGTGGACTGGCTCCAAGCCCGGATAGAAGAGAGAATTTTCTCGCGACTGGTGAACCTGCCTAAGATTCCGTTCACGGATTCGGGTATCGCCATCATAGAGACAGAGATTAGAGGAGTGTTGGAGAACGCCATCCGGGAAACCGTGCTGGCCGACGACCCGCCCTATACGGTCTTCGTGCCGAAGGCGGTCGACGTTCCGGTGAACGACAGGGCCGAAAGGTTCTTGCCGGACATCACGTTCGAGGCACGGCTGGCTGGCGCGATCCACAAAACCACGATCCAAGGCGTCGTGACGGTTTAATAAAGGAGGACTTATGGCGGTAAGAACCTATGACCCCAAGCAGGTCTTGATAATCATCGGCGGGAACGCCATCACGGGCTTCGCCGACGGCTCCTTCGTCACGGTTGCCAGAAATGAAGATATGTGGACGTTGCAGGTCGGCACCGACGGTGAGGGAACCCGGAGCAAGTCGAACAACAAATCTGGCACCATCACCTTCCAACTCATGCAGTCGTCCGACTCGAACCAAGTGCTTTCCGCTTTGGCCGCCGTGGACGAATTGTCCGGTGCGGGGGCAGTCCCCGTCATGGTGAAGGACAACTCAGGCGACTCGATCTACGTCGCGGAAACCGGGTGGATCAGGAAGTATGCCGACTCCGAGTTCGCGCGTGAAGCCGGACCGAGGGAGTGGGTCGTCGAGACCGACGTGCTCGTTCTGAACGTCGCGGGCAATTAAATCAGGAGAACAACATGACGCCAGAAAGAGAAAACGAGTTGATCGCCCTTGCGGGGCAGGTCTTCGAGACGGTGAAGCCTCACCTTCCGATGAGCGACGACGACAGGATTTTTTTCGACGCCAAGATGTGCGAGTTGATGAAGACCGTCGGCGAGGACACGAAGGAAACGTGCGAACCTTCGCCGGAAGGCACTGAACCGGTTGCGTAGAACCGAAAGGGGGAAAGATGGCAAAACAGGCCGAAGAATTTGATATCGACGGGACCCGCTACATGGCGACCCATTGGTCGCCGAGCAAGGTCCTCCGCCTCCTGCCGAGACTCGCCAAGATCGCCGGAAAACCCATCGGCATCTTCACGGGTGCAGGGATGGAAGCCGAGATCAAGCCCGACATGATCGGCGCGGCCTTGGAGTCCTTCGGGACCACCGAGCCGGAAGAGTTCGAGCGGGTCGTCAAGGATGTGTTGGACGGACTCCTCATCTTCACGGACGACGGCAAGAACCGCTTGGTCGTGTTCGACGCCGACTTCTCGGGACGAATCGGCCACCTCTTCAAGGTCATCGGGAAGGTCATCTCCTTCCAATTCGATTTTTTAGGAGGCCCCGCCGGAGTTATCCCCGCGCTCACGGCGAAGGCGAGGGCGGCGGGACGCATCAAGGCATTGTAGCTCCCGATGTGCCTTGGTATATCTGGCGGGTGGTGTTGGAGCGCATCGCGTCGCTGGAAGAGATCGAGACCCACTGGTCGATCATTGACCTGGCCGAGGCCAACGAAGTCCTAGACTACCGCGACGCCCTACGCTCCGCCGAGTACGAGCGGATGAAACGGAGGAAGTAGGGCATGAGCAGAATCAAAATAACAAAACAATTCGTGATGGGAGGATAATCTCTTGCTGGTACGCGAGCTCATCACGAAATTATCATTCGTCTCCGACGATGCGGCCCTGCGCAAGTTCGACGCAAAACTCGCTTACTTCAAGAAGCGCGGCGAACAACTCGGCAACGCCTTCAAGTCGGTCGGAAAGACGCTTTCCCTCGCGGTCACCGCCCCGATCCTCGCTGGCGCGGGTCTCGCTGTGCGGGCGTGGGACCAGCAGGCCAAGGCAGTCGCGCAAGTCCAGCAGGCCCTCCTCACGACCGGCGGTCAGGTCGGACTCACCATAGATCAACTTGTCAGTGAATCAGAACGATTGCAGGGGATCACCCTCTTTGCGGACGAGAAAGTCCTGAACGAGGTCACGGCCCGGCTCCTCTCTTTCGGAAACATCACGGGCGACATCTTCAAGCGGACGCAAGAGACGGTCCTCGATGTTTCCGCCCGGCTCGGCATGGACCTCGGAAGCGTCTCGAAACTCCTCGGCAGGACTTTGAACGATCCAGTCCAGTCGTTGAGCGCGTTGAGCCGCGCCGGGGTCCAGTTCACCGAGAAAGAGAAGAAGACCATCGAGAGTCTCGCCAAGACGAACAAACTGGCCGACGCGCAGTCGATGATCTTGGACATCCTTGCCAAGAAGTACGGAGGAGCGGCAAAGGCGCAGGCAGAAGTCGGGCTTGGGCCGTGGCAAAGTCTTCTCATCGCCGTGGACGATCTGTTGGAGGAGTTCGGGAAGATAATCCTAGACCTCTTCAAAGATATGCTCCCGACGCTCAAGGGATGGATCGCCGCGTTCAAGGCGTTGAGTCCAGAGACCAAGAAAAACATCGTCCTTCTCCTAGGCATCGCGGCGGCCCTCGGTCCCGTACTCCTCATCATCGGGCAGATCATCACCACGGCGGTCGCGCTCAAGGTCTTCCTCGCTATATTCGGCGTGCTCGCTGTGAAGATCGCCTTGATCGTCGCGGCCATCGTCGCGGTCGCGGCGGCGGTATTCCTCGTCTACGATGACATCAAGGCGTTTATCGAGGGGCGGCCCTCGCTGTTCGGGCCGATCTACGAGAAGATGCTCCCGATCATCGACGCCATCAAGGACGCTTGGGACGGCTTCGTCCAGTTCCTCTCCGACTCTTGGCTGATTATTCAGCACGATATTATCCCGGTCTTGGAAATGATCCATGCCAAGGCAGTCGCCGGTTTCAATTTTGCCTCTGGTGCCGTCAAAGGTTTCGTCGCATTGCTCGAAAACGCTCACGGCAAGGTAGAGGCCGTCAAGCAACGAATCGTCGAGTGGTTCATGAGTTTCGGTCCTATCCGCACGGCAGTC